ACCCTAGCCTTTAGTATTTCTACCCAGACCTCCATTGCCTCAGCGTCTCTACGCTCGATCTTTTGCATAAAGTTATCATCCACTACTACACATTGGTGTAGGTTAAGACACTGTCTATTCGGATCTCCTTTTGGTCGTCTAATTTGTAGGAATTCCTTAATATCTGGATGATTAATATCTAAATTTACGGAAGCGGCTCCTCTACGTACCGCACCTTGGTTAGTTGCAATAATAGTAGAGTCGTATATTTTAGCCCAGGGTATAACTCCTTCTGATTGACCTAAATCTCCATTCCCGATCTTAGATCCTCTTCCTCTAATTTTAGAAAGACCAATACCTACTCCACCTCCTAGTGAAGTTAATCTCATCAACTCGGCATTCGTTAGCCCAATTCCTCTAATAGAGTCCGGTGTATCAATACCAAAGCATGAAATAGGTAAGCCTTTATCTGTACCTGTGTTAGATAAAACCGGTGAAGCTAAATTTAACCAACCTTTCCACATGTACTTAAAAAACTTTGCTGCTAAATCTGGTCGGTCTAATCTTGCTGCTACTGTATCTGAAACTCTCTTAAATGCTTTACGAGGATTTTCACCCGGTAAGAGATAACCTTTAGAAATTGTTGATAGAGAAATTTCATTCATCCATTCAGGATAATCTTTTCCTGCTTCCCAAGCGGAAGTATCTACTTGTAATGCCATAATATACTCTAGTTAATTTTATTAAAATACTTTTGACCAATCCATATGCCCTTTAGAGTAATTTGTTACTCTACTTGCAAAAAAGTCTGTGTGTTGTTTACCTGCAATTACTGCATCAAACCATTTCATAGTCTTTAATGCTCCTGTATCAATTTGATCAGAAGGAATTAGAGGTTTCAAACCTAAATCTCCCATCTTAGTATTAACTCTATGCTTTATAAAGTTTTTTAGATCTTCTTTAGATAGGTTTTCTAAATCTCCTAATTCAAAAACCTTATCAATAAAATCAAACTCTAACTTAATAGCTAAGTGAGCTGCTGTTTCAATTTCGCTTTGTAATTTTTCTGTGTTAATCTCTGGGTATTCAGAAAGTAGTTGTCTAAATAACCAACAACCAGCCTCAGAGTGTAAAGATTCATCTCGTACAGACCATTCAACAATCTGGCCAATACCTTTTAATTTATTTCTCATTTTAAATGATAATAGTATTGCGAATGAAGAAAATAAATTAACGCCTTCAGTAAATGCTGAAAATATAGCTAATGATTTAGCTCTTTCATGCCAGTCTGGTTCTCCATTATGACTATCTCTGACATTCATTAAAGATTCAATCTTAGCTTTTGTAGATTCGTCTTCTAGAAATTCTGCAAAGTTATCTAAACCTAGCTGCTCATTAAGTAGAGAGTAAGCTTCAGCATGGATCGTTTCGAAAGATCCAAAAGTTACTCCCATCATAATAATCTCCGGCTTTCTAAACCAACTAGTTACCAGTCCAGTCCAGTAATCATTTACTACTGTTTCTGTTTGAGCGAATCCTTTTAGTATTCCACCGACTACATTTTTCTCATGGTCTTTAAGATTAGATTTCCAATCTGTTACGTCCTGAGCCATTGGAACTTCTGTATCAAGCCAATGTGCTTGCTGTTGTTTTAACCAATATTCATACGCTTGAGGGTATTCAAACGGCTTATAAACAACTCTTTCATCTCTTAGTCCCATAGTGTATTTTTAATGTTTTAAATAATAAAATCCCCGTGATTTTAAGCATTACTCTGCTTTCGGGGATGTAGAAATAAATAGCTTCTACTACTATTTGTTATTGATTTTGCTCGAAAAATTTCTTAGCAATTTCAAAATGAGTACCTTGCGGACTACTATTTTCATCGTCTATGTTTGCCTTTCCTTCAATTACAATATGACCGTTATTAGTATCCATCTTAACATTATATGTCATGCCGTCTTGTCCGTATCTATTCTTCATAACGTGTAGACGGCCAGTACCTAAAACTTTATCTTCTTTTTGTCTTGATAACGATAAACATATATCAGCTACCATCATCTTATCGTAAGAACCTGCTGCTTTATCTCCTTCGATTACGTTATCTTTAGCCCCCATACGGTTAACCTGAGATGGTGTTAGTATCGGTATTTTTAATTCTTTAGCTAAGCTTTTAGTAGCAATAAATACATCATCAATTTCATCTTTACGTTCTGAGTATTTACCTCTAGATGGTGCTTTTAAATAATCTACATAATCAATAATAATCAAGTCCGGTTTATGACCCATATCAATACACTTCTGTACGTGGCTCTTAATGTTATTTACTGTCGCTGCTTTAGGAGCATATTCTTTTACTATCAGTCTACCTTTCAAGTTATTAATTTGCGTCTCTACTTCTTTTCTATGTCTATTAACCTCGTCAATAGAGTAACCTGTAAAGTAGCAGTCGAATCGCTTACCTACATACTCTTCCCCTAATTCCAAGGTATAATAATTAACTTTAAAGCCTAGTTTTACAGCATGTGCTGCTGCGGCTACCATCGTCCAAGATTTACCACCACCTGGGTTACCAAATACGATAATCAAGTCTCCTGGTCCCCATCCTCCTTGTATAGTTTCGTTTAATAATGGCCATGGAGTAGGTATAGTAGGTCTATAGTCCGTTCTATATCGAGACTCAACATCCTTATCGTACTCATGTCCAATATTTTTATCCATCGCGGCTTTCATAGCCTTTTCAATCAGGTTACGTATACCTTCAAAATCACTTTGCTTTAATAAGTCTGCAGAAGACAAAATAGCTGCTTTCATTTCTTGATTTTTACAAAACGTAGTAAATTCTTCTTCTACGTAATCCAAATCATCTTGAGAAGCGGCATAAGAATTTCTTAACTCTTCTTTTACTGCTACCTGTAGTACTTCGTTTTCAATCTTTTGAAGTTCTACCTTTAGAACGTCCATCGTAACAGTAGTGTGGTACTTATCAAAGTATTTTAGAATCTGACCTATAATCCATTTATGTGTATCTGAATCAAAGTACTCTTCTCTTAATACGTCTCTTACTGTCAGTAAGTAGCCTTTATCTGTTAGTAAGGCGCCTATTACTTTAATCTGGAAGGGTTTTCCATATTGCGTTAACTTTTGCAATGTCATATAACTTATTGTTTAAAAACCGTTAATGTTCTAAAATTCTCTAACCATCCTTCTGTGTTCTTGGTAATGCCTTCGATTTTATCTATATCTAATAGATGTAAAAAGGCTCCTGTCTGTAGAGGTGGTATAGGCTCTTTTAATACATTTAATGTATGAAGAATTTCTTTATCATCCAACTGTCCTTCGTGTAAATTCATCAGTTGGTAATTAGTTTTTACCCGATCCCAGTTGTGAATTATTTTAGCAAATATAGACTTACCGTCTAAATTCTGCTCACATACTGTGTATATATCCTCTAACTCGTAGTTTGGGTTTGTATTAAGTCCTGGGAACTCTTTGATTAAGGTTTTTAAACCTAATCCTTTAACTCCGGCAAGGTTATCTGAGTTATCACCTAGTAATGCTTTTACGATATTATAATTCTGTGGTAGTACTTCAAGCTCTTCAGTAATATTCTCTTTTGTGTAAAGTGTTTTCTTTATAGGGGAGTATACTGAAATACATCCGTCTATTAATTGTAAGAAATCTTTATCAGAAGAAACAATAGTAACTTGTTTACCGGATGCTGATGCTCCTAATGCTAAGTCTGCTATGATATCATCTGCCTCTAACTTCTCCATCGTTAAACTATGTAGAGGTAAACATTCAAGATAGTCTTTTAATCTTTCTAACTGTGCTGATAGTGATTCGTATTCTTCTTGTTTGTTCTCATACATACCCCAGTTGGTGATTCTCGTATGCTGTCTTTGTGCTTTGTAATTAGGATCTATATTCTTTCTATTAGTAGAAGAACCTTTTCCATCAAATACACAAATAACTCTTGTAGGGTCGATTGTTCTTACTAGGAATCCTAGCGATCTTAAGAAGCCTACAAGACCACCGATATGGTGGCCTTGAGGGTTCATTGCTCTTAGGGTTGAGAAGCTACGAATAAATGTATTCATAGAATCTATAATCAATAAATGATCATTTAACTCTCTAGGAGGGGACTCTTTAAGATTCTTTAAAATTTTACTATAGTCTGCCATTAATCGTCTAGTAAGTTTGGTGAGATGTAATCTTCTTCCATATCACCTTCTTCAACTAGACTAAAGTCAATAGATCCTAAAAGTTTTAACCAATGTTCTTTATGTTGGTCTTTATACTTATCGATTGCCTTCTTATCGTCGGCAATAAAACCGTGAGGGGTCATTACAATTCTTCCTCTTGTTTGAACTCCTTCAATATGGTTCTTTTCAATTTGTATGTTTGTTCTCTTAGCAAATTCTACTTGAAGGCCGCTTTTTATGGCTTTAATTTTAGACGTACCTGGGTTAGTAATATTACCAAAAGTAACTACTAATGTCGCATCGTACCACATCGACATCCCGCCTTTATTTTGCAACTTAGGTTGAGACATCGGTGAGTCAGGTTTTTGAGTCCATACTTTGTTAATAGCTACTAACGTATTAGTGTACGGATTTCCTTCTTTTCGAGATAACAAGATCTTCTGATTCAAGTTATTTCCAAATTGAGTAGACATTGCTCCTGCATTCCATTCGTTATTATTCTTATTAGAACGTACTGAAAGATCACAAGGTACAGAGCCTACAGAATCCCAGAAGAAACATAAGTCGTGAGGTAGGTTTCCTTTAGCCTGTTCGTCTAAAAGATCTGCTATATAAGATGCTACATCTTCAATAGTATTTAACGTACCTCTATCTGAGTAAAGGAAGAAGCCTTCGTAGTCTGTTATTTCTCCAGTTGCTTCATTTACAACTTCCTCAAACTGTAGTCCCATCTCTTTGGCATGTTGCCAAGACCATTTCATCTCCGTGATAATTAATACCGGTAAAATTCCTAACTTCTGAGCTGATACTGCTGCTTCTAATAGTGCCGTAGTCTTACCCGTATCACTATGACCTCTTAATAAGGTAATATGACCTGTCGGTATACCTGGCATAGAAGTAATATCTTGGTAGGCTTTTGATAAAGGTATCCACCCTTGCTCTTTAAACTTTACCGAGGCATTTGCAAATCCCTTCTTCTTTTTGAAATTACCTAAATTAAATCCACTCTTTACTATAGCAGATGCTTTTTCTGCTGTTGCGCTTTTTGCCATTTATTTTATTCGTTAAAAAGGTCATCAAATTTACTTACCGCGTCTTTAACTCCTGGTGTTGAAGTCTCTAAAGAAAAGTCGGTTGAATGACTTCCTAGAGTCTCAGTTAAGGAATTAGATGCCTGAGGTGCAGGTGCTGAAGGAGTTTCGTCCTCTGCTGAACCTGGTGTTAAGTAATTTTGTAACTGCTTTTTAATGAACTCATAATCGTATTGAGTATGAATCTCAACAGGGTGTGGTTGGTTCTTTAACCATAAATCAACTTGCGCTGCATTATCTGATAGCGGAGTTTGTTTAGGTCTAATACGAACCGATGTGGTTGGGTACGGGTTACCTGGAGCAACTTCTACTACTAGGTCCCATCCATTCATTACGTCTGTGTAATCTCCTACTTCTTCGTCTTGAGCTAACGCTAATAACGCTTTGTAGATTGTTACACCAAATCCCCATAAACGAACACCTTTATCTTCTTCACCTTTTACAATTACTGGTGCGAAAATACGTGTCTTGGGGTTAAGTTTACCGGCTAATGTCCAGTTATCCTTATCTGAAGTCTTCTTTAATTCCTTAATGAACTCTTCAATAGGATCTTGTTTTCCAAAATTAGATAAAGCGGCCATCGGGTACTTACCAATTCCATAGTGAAACTTCACTTCCTTAAACGGAAGATTAGGATCATACATAGAAGGTACAATACGAATGGTGCTTTTACCGTTTTCGGGTTTCCAGAAAGTAGCTGAATAGTCTACCTTCTCTCTTTCTTGTCCGCCGTTATTTAACGCAGACAGCTTTGCTTTGATTGCATCTAGATTCATAATATAACTTTAATTGTTTATAACTTATTTAAGATACGAAATATATCTCAATTCTCCAACTCTACGATCTTAAATAATTTGGTATTTACTCTTTTTAATTCCGGACCCTTCGTTAATAGAATACAGTTTTTGTAGTCCGTCCAGTTAATTTTAAAAGTAGTATCTAATACTCCGTTATTAAGTTCCTTAATTAATGTATTGAGAGCGTTAATCGTATACAGGGTATTTGCTTCTTTCTTTCGATGTACTAAAATAGTATTATCGATAAAATTAGAAACATTACCAAAATCTACATTATAGGTGCAGATATACTCGTCTTGACTTTTAGAATACAAAACGAATATTTTATTATAGATAATTCTATATTTTTGTACTATATTTTCTAATGTCGCCTCTAGTTCCTCTCCTGTAGAGAAGGTGCAAAACAGCTTATTACTCATATCCTCAGTTAAATATATTTGATCGATATCGTAATCGAATCGATGTTGAGACATAACATTTTCCATTGTGTACATATAAATATTAAAAGGTTTTACAAAACCAGGTTTTCAGATGTTTTTATTTTAACTGGGTATTTTTTATTTTCACTTAGTATCAAAGCTAATTCATTTATTATATGTTCTCCATCTTCTTTAGCATAATCAAATAATATTGCGTCGTAAGTATAGAGAGCTATTTTTGTTTTCTTATTTCTAAGATACTTTAGCACTTCTTTTAAGATAAGAACATTTCTTGCAGTTTCCAACGATTGCATGATATAATTCATAAGTTTCTGCGGATGCATTTCCTTAAGGTGCTTATTAAAGGGTTTGTTACTTATAGGAGTTCTTACTACCCCCTTAGAGAACTCATCCCATAACCGGTCTATGTACTTAGTTAGTTTCACAAATATCTCTAAGTTCTTATATCCGTCTGGTATTCTCCCGTATATAGCCTGAAAGTTAATTTGTTTTGCTTGAGCGTATTCTTCTTCTGTTAGGTCTTCTTTGCCGAAATAGTACTTACCTAAGGCCTTATGAGCTGATTCACCTTCTATTTTAAAGTCGATTTGTTCTGATAGTAGTCTTAAATGGTACCCGTCAAAGTCAAATTCAACAAAACAATCATGTTGCGGAATAATAGCCTTCCTAAACTCCTCTCCTTTGGGTATAGCTGCAAAGTTTATACTATTAAAAGCATTAGTAGGTCTTGATGTACTATTGTAAAGATTGTAGTATGTGTATGTAATATTATCCTTAATATTATACTTAGGAGTATTTGGTTTAAATAAGTCTACAAAGGGTTGGTATACTACTCGAAGTCCGTGTTGTTCTAGTAAGTAAAATACTTTAACAGCTACATCATTATAGAATTTAAAAGTATCTTCCTTAGGTTCTTCTATATACTTCTCTATTGAATCAAATACCTTTTCACTTTGTTCATGTAACTTAGATAGCGGTATTATTTGATTAATATTATCAAAGTCTTTAAACCTATTATAGAACCAGTTTATTGTTGATATTTTACTTGGGAGTTCTATTTTATCGTAGTACCAAAAAGCTCTCCATAGGTTTATATCTATTACATCTACAAGTGGAAAG